GGAGCAGTTTCTGGCTCTGCTGCGCGAGCGGGAAGAGCAAATCGCCCGCATGGTCGAAGACCCTTGGCGGTATGGCTGGCTGAATCCAGCCTGGGAGCGGGCGGATGCGGCTTATGCGGAGCTGCGGGAGAGATTCCCGAAGGGCGTCACGGAGCTGCTTATCCTCGGCGGCAACCGCTCGGGCAAGTCGCGTTACTTTGCACGGAAGGCGATGCAGCATTTGGTGAACACGCCGGGCGCAAAAGTGTGGTGCCTGCAATCCACCGAAGCGGCATCCATCCAAAACCAACAGCCGTATTTGTGGGAATACCTGCCGAAAGAATGGAAACCCTCCGCCAGCGGCAAGCTCAAAAAGGGCGCGGTGGCAAATATCACCTACTCGCAGAAAGGCGGCTTCACCGAAAACAGCTTCGTGCTGCCGAATGGCTCGCAGTGCTGGTTCAAGTTCTATTCGATGGATGTCACTAGTATAGAAGGTGCTGAGTTAAATTTTTGCTGGGCAGACGAGCTAGTGACCCCTGACTGGTTGGAAGCCCTTCGTTTTAGGCTACTTACGCGAGACGGTGAACTCGGCATCGGCTTTACGCCGGTAGAGGGCTACACCACGACCGTCAAAGAATACCTCGATGGAGCAAAGACATTGGAAGAATGCGACGCCCCGCTCCTGCCGCGCTACCGCGATGGCAACTTGATCGGCTTGGAGACCGTTCCCCGCATCCAGCAATGCACCCGCGAGAAAGCCCGCGTCGTGTATTTCCACACCGCCGACAACCCCTACGGCAACCCCGAGGCCATGGAGACGGAGCTACGCGGCAGCAACCGCGAGCGAATCTTGATGCGTGCCTATGGCGTGCCGACCAAGGCGAGGATGTCGATGTTTCCAAAATTCCGCGAGAATGTGCATGTCGTCCCGCACGACAAAATTCCCAAGGAGGGAACCGTCTTCCATTTTGTCGATCCCGGCGAAGGCAAAGCGTGGGCCATGTTGTGGATTCGATTTACTCCAGACAACCGTTGCTGGATTTACCGCGAATGGCCAAACCAACTGGAATACATCGAAGGTGTCGGCTACCCCGGCCCGTGGGCTGAGGCCGATGGCAAGCTCGAAGACGGCCGCCCTGGTCCCGCGCAAAAAGCCTGCTGCTGGTTTGGATTCAAAGAATACAAAGCCGTCATCGAAGCTGCTGAGAAAGCCGATGAAATCGCCAAGGTCGAAGAGCGCTGGATGGATTCTCGCTACGGCAATACGCCCACCATGACGGAAGAAGGCGTTCGCACCCTCATCGAACAATGCGACGACCGTATGGGCTTAGACTTTAAGGCCACCTCCGGCAAAGCCATCACCGAAGGCGTCGGCATCATCAACGATTGGCTCGCCTTCGACGAGGAGCGGCCGCTTGGGTCGGATAACTCCCCGAAACTCTACATCAGCGAGCGGTGCAAAAACCTCATCTACTCGCTTAAAACTTGGACCGGCAAAGACGGCAAACACGGCGCAACCAAAGACTGGATCGATGTTCTCCGCTACATCGTTCTCGCCAGGGATGTCGAATATGTGGACCCAGAATCCCTCCGCACCCGAGGAGGCGGGTGCTATTGACACCCGCCCCCTATAATCAAAGTCGCATGAAACTTCTCCGCCGCCGCGATGTCATGGCCCGCCTGGGCGTCACTGCAAAGCAAATCACCAAACTCATCGACTCGGGCATTCTCCGCCCGATCTGCAAACGCGGATGCCGCGCCTGGTATCGCGCCGCTGATTTAGAAAAACTCGCATGAACGAAAAACGAATCCGATTTGATGGCACCCTGAGCCGAAACAAAAAACAGGAAAAGCCAACGCAGCCTTCGCATAAAGGCTCCTGCACCATCGAGGGCGTTGCCTACTGGATCAGTGGCTATGTCAACGAGAACCGCGACAGCGGTGAGAAGTATTTCAAGCTCTACTTCGAGCCAAAGAAAACCGAAGCGACAAGCGAAGCCTCGCCCGCCGCAGAGCCAGTTGCCGTGCCGCTCTCCGAGTCTCCCGACATTCCCTTTTGATGAGTGCCGAAGACCTACAAGCCGCATGGTGCGTGCCGCCCGAGGAACTCTGGTTCCGCAGCGTCATCGCAAAAATAACCGACGCCATCGAAGACGCCGCCGAGATTACCTGCATGCCGCAAACGGCACAGAACCCCGGCCTGCTCGCCCACAGCGCAGGCGGCTTGGAAGCCCTTCGCACCTTGCGCGAAGAGATCGAGCGCACCCGCGCCGAGGCATTCCAAAACAAATTTCGACAGGCAGACGCATAACACGGATGAGCGGCAGTGGAGCATGGCTTCGACCCGCCGCATCGAGGTCGGGAGTGGACAAAATCGCAAGCGATGGCAAATGCCATGGGCGATCCACGCAACCTTGAAACCCGGCGTTTGAAAAGGGAGCGCGCACCCGTCCCTGTCTTCTTCCCCCTCTCCGTGCTCTCTGTGTCCTCTGTGGTCAAATCTTTTTAGCGCCCGTTAGCGCCCATTTAGTCCCGTTAGCACCCGTTGCGCCCGAAGCCTCTTCCGCTCTGCAAATTTGGCGGGCAGATTCCGATTTACCGCGAGTGCTGAACTACTCGCCGCCAGTGCGTGGAACCCGTGCGTGCTGGCAACCACCTTAGTTCTGACACCGCGACTTGGACGCAACACAAACCATGGAACAGACAGAAACAGCATTCAGCATCGGCGAAGTCATCGACCAGTTGGGCATCAAACTCCCGACCGTAGATGAGACTCCGGCGGCCCCCGAAGCCGACCAGGAAGCAGTCGCGGATGAGACCCCTACTGACAACACCCCAGAAGATCAGCCCGAAGACGCCGATCCCGCCGAGTCCACCGAGGATTCGTCTGATCCGTCCGATTCGACTGAACAACCCGAAGACGCCACCGAGGAAGATGCCGATGAGGCCGCCGAGGAAGACCCCGAGTCTGCCGAAGCACCCGCCGTGAAGAAGCTCGCCAAGCGAGTGGACAAGCTCACCGCCCGCGCCAAAAGCGCCGAGGAGCAAGCCACCACGCTGCAAGCCGAACTCGCCGCCGCCAAGGATGCGCTCACTCGCGCCCAGCCGATTGTATTGCAAGATGCAGCCGACCCGCTGGCCGATGTGACCAGCGCCGAAGCCCTCGAAGGCCGCATCGCTGCCGCCAATACCGTGCTCGACAATGTGCCCGATCTCATTGCGAAGGCCGACTACGAAGGCGGCGAAGTGGAAGTGCCTATGGGAGACGGCAGCACCCGCAAGTTCACGAAGCAAGAGCTTCAAGAGCGCCTGCGAGTCGCCCGCCAGATTCTCAAGGCCGAGCCAGCACGCCGGAACTACCTCGCCCAGCGCGAGAGTTTCCAGCAGGAAGCCCGGCAGGTTTACCCCGAGTTGTTTCAAGAACAATCCCAGGCCAGGCAGATGATGATGGCTACGCTCCAAGCGTATCCCGGCATCGCCAAGCTACCGAATCTGGAGCTGATCATCGGTGACGCTATTCGTGGACAAGCCCTCCGCTTCCAGCAAGCCGAGGCCATCCAAAAGAAAGCCGCCACAGCCAAGGCCAAGCCTGCCGCACCGGTAGCCGCCAAGCCAGCCGTAGCCCCAAAAGTTGTCAGTCCCTCAGCCGCACCCAAGACCAAATCCCAAGCCGACCCGCTCGAAGCGTTGAAGAAGTCTGGAAACCGTGACGCCGCCGAAAATTTCGTCGCATCACTTTTCAACTAACCAACCCCAAAAACTTAAACCCCCAAAACTACTACTATGCCAGCAACCCCCATCACTACAGTCAAAGGCCAACGCGAGGATCTTTCCGACGCGATGGTCCTCATCGAACCCGGCGACACCCCCCTGTTCTCAATGTGCAAGAAGGCAAAGGAGCCTCAAAATGTTCTTTTTCAGTGGCCCGCCGACCGTTACAACGACCCGCAGACAGCAGGCGTCCTCGCTGCCGAGGATGTCTCGAGCTTCGACGACCAGCACGCGAACCGCGAACTCCTCTCGGGCCGAATTCAGAAGGTGCGCCGTGCGTTCCAAGTGGACGACCTTGTGGAGCAAGTCTCTGATTTAGCAGGAGTTGGCCGCAAGCAGGCTTTCAACAAGTCCGCTGCCAAAGCCCTCGTTGAGCTGAAGATCGACATCGAGGCCATCATGGGCTCCGACAACGACAGCCAAGTTCAATCCGGCACGAACCCCTACAAGACCCGTGGCGTTGGCTCATGGATCAGCTCGACCGCGCAGTCCGATTTGGCCACAGCCGTTCCCGCTGCATTCCGCACTCCAGCCGCTTCGATCAACACGACCGTCACCACTTCTCTCACCGAGAACAATGTCATCGATGTGCTTCAGAGCATCTACGGCGTGCGCCGCGCTCGTCGCAACTACGACCTCGTTTGCGGCACCAGCCTCAAGCGTGCGTTCACAAACTTCATCCGCACTCAGACTGGCTCGACAAATGTCATGTCCAGCGTCCGTGCCTTCAACAGCAATGTTGAGGACAAAAAAATCGTGAACACGATTGATATTTATGAAGGTGATTTTGGAATTTTGAGCCTTCATGTTTCCACCTACCTCGCTCATGGCGCGGCAGCAGCCGTCTCGGCCGCTCGCGGCTATGTGCTCGACATGGACCTCCTCTCCATCGGCTTCAATCGCAAGCCTCGCATGGAAGAGCTTGAAGACCGTGGCGGTGGCCGCCGTGGCTTCTGCGACGCCATCTTCGGCGTAGCGGTCTCGAACCCGCAGGTTCTCGGAAAATTCGCGGCTACCGCGTAATCCCGCCCCCCAGCCCTTGCCGGTGGCCTACTCGAAATGGGGAAGCCACCGGCAATCGGGGCAGGGATTCAGCTTTCACACAATGGAAATACTCAAAGAAGCGTTAAGCGACATCCCCGGCGAAGTGGCCGAGGGCGTAAAGAACGAGCTCCTCGCCCAGTGGAACTCCAAGGCTGTGCAGGCCGATGCCCGCCAGCACCTCATCGCCGCCGACCACGCCAAGCAAGACCTCCGCGCCATCGAGGGCGTAGGCGCTTTGACTCTCTCCATCGACGCGCAGATTTACCACTTCTGGAACTGGCAGCTCCCCGGTTGCTGGAACGACCCAGACTTCATCCCATGGTTCAAGCGAAACTACCCCCAGTGCGTCGTCAAGTGCGGCGGCACAGGCAAGACCATGCTCCTCATGCCGGGCCTCAAAGCAGCATGACAAATCTTTTTGCCAGTTCACGCATTGCGGCGGGGTTTGTTTTCTCTGGTTATTCATACGCGCTGGCCGTAACCGCATTAAAAGCGGCCTCTGGCAACTCTTTCATCGCATGAAGTCCTACGACGACGAGCCAGACCGCGACACGAAGTATTGGGTAGGCCAGCTCACCGAAGCCGCCACCGATGGCAGTTGGTTCTCCGCCGTGCGGTCTCGCAACTACGACACCCGCATGTCGCTCTGGGACGGGCAGTCCTCGGATGGCAAGAAGTGGGCTGAAAATCTGGGCAAAAACCCATTTCCATGGAATGGGTCGAGCGACAGCCGCATCCGCCTCGCCGACCTGGTTTGCAACCGCGAGACCCAGCTTTGCCTCACCTCCACCTTTGCCGCCCGCCTGCAGATGATGCCGGTGGAGTCCACAGACGCCATGTCCCGCACCGCCGCCGAGTCTGTGCTAAAGTGGATGCTCTTCACCCACTGCGCCTCCGACCTCCGGCGTGAACTCGAACTCGCCCTCAACATCCGCGCCACCTACGGCCTCGCCGTGATGGGCGTGTTTTGGAAAACCACGACACGCATTGAGGAAAAATCCGTCTCCCTCGAAGACATCATCCTGATGGCCCAAGAGCAAGGCGACCCAAACTCGCCGCTCGCCATGCTCATCGGCGCAATCCTTGATCCACTCCAAGAGGAAGTGGCTATCGAGATGGCCGAGCAATTTGCCCCCGGCACCGGCACGGCCGCCAATATCCGCAAGCTCCGCGAAGGCGGCACGGTGGAATACACCGAGCCCTACATTTTCGAGAGCAAGCCCGAGTGGACGGCGTTGGAGCCTTTCAACGACATCATTTTCCCCACCGCCACCTACGACCTGCAACGCGCCCCCTGGATCGCCCGCCGCGAAATGGTGACTTGCGAGGAGCTGGAAGAGCGCACCGTCACCGAAGGCTACCCCTACGAATTTTACGAGAAGGCCGAGAACTACAAGGGCGCAAGCCTCTGGCCCGTCTATTCGCAGCAAAACCACAACCGCCGCGACAGCATACTTTGGCAAGACCACCGCGACCTGGTGGAAATCTGGCATGTCTATTCCAAGGAGACGGATGAGAAGACCGGCGCGACAAAGGTCATGTGCCGCGTCATGCATCCAAATGTGGACATCTTTGCCAAGGAGGAGATTTCCCCCTACTCGCACGGTGAATATCCCTTCATCGAGTTGGCCCGCGAGCGTGTAAGCCGGTGCATCCTCGAAGCTCGTGGCATCCCCGAGATCGTTTCGACGATGCAGGCCGAGATCAAAACCCAGCGCGACTATCGCACAGACCGCGCCGGAATCGCCATCCTGCCCCCCATGCGCGTGCCTGCCAATCGTGGCAAGCTCGACATCATCCTTGGCCCCGCCGTGCAAATACCCGAGCGCCGCCCGAATGAGTTTGGCTGGATGCAGCCGCCGCCCTTTGACCAGGGCACCATCGAGATCGAACGCGCCGTGCGCCGCGATGTGAATGAATACTTCGGCATGGCAGGCGATGGAGTCGATCCCAATTATGTCGCCCTCGTCACTCAGCACACGGTGGACCGCTGGCTCCGCGACTTCAAGGCCATCGTCACGCAGACCTACCAGCTTATGCAGCAATACATGCTGCCGGTGCAAATCCTCCGCGTTTCCGGCGGACAGGCTCTCCCCTTCCAAGCCGACCGCGAAAGCATCCAAGGCAAGTTCGACCTCATCATTGATTGGGACGCCAAGAACCTCGACGCCGAAGCCCTCGGCGTGAAGCTGAACTATATCTCCCAGGCCATCGTCCCAATGGATGTCGCCGGTGTCATCGACCGCGCCGGGCTCGTCAAATTCATCATGGCTGCGGTTGACCCAAACCTCGCCGATATTTTGGTGCGCGACCCCGGCCCCGCCGCCGCCATGGAGGCCAACGAAGAACAACTCGCCTTCACAAAAATCGCCGCAGGCACCGAGCCCGAGTTGCCGCAAGAAGGGCAGAACCACCAGCTCCGCGCCCAAGTTCTCCAAGGCATCATCCAAGCCAACCCCGCCCTGCAACAACGCATCCAGCAAGACGAGATTTTCCGCAACATGATCGAGGCGCGAATGAAGGGTTTTAACTTCCAGCTTCAACAACAGCAAAACGCCCAGATAGGCCGCCAAGGCACCCTGCCCGCGTTGCAACAAGGAGGCCCACAATGAAGGCCACTCCCTACCGCACCGTCCGCGATGGCGTGATCTCCCGCATGGGCATCGACCCCGCGCAGCCGCTCATGGCTTCGCAGGCCACGGCGCTGGCGGAGTATTTGACCACCGCTGCCGCGACGGCTTGGACATTTTTCGATTGGCCGGATGTCTATCTCACCGAGGCCCGCACGCCGGTGGGCGATGGCTACGCGCCGGGGCTTTATACCTACGAGAGCGATTATGTTGGCACGACCTCCTACATTGGCCGGGCCTTGCAGGGCTCGCAATTTGCGGACCCTGTGTGGCGGATCAAGCGCGTCACCACGACCGCAGCGGGCGATTTGCTGAATATCGACACCGCCGTAGATGTCGCGTGGAACGACCGCACGACCGCGACCTACATCGAGACCAGCACGAATGCGCCTGCGGAGGAGTTCATCCCCTACATCCCGCTTCTGGCTCCAGGGCAGAAGGCCATTGGGAATGTGCTCAAGGTTTATGACATCAAGCCCGACGAAGGCCGCGTCACGCTCTCGCTGGATTTTGTCGTCACCGAAGACCGCATCCTCATCACCGATACGGACTACATCTCCGGCCAAGTCTGGGTCGAGTTCTCGCTGCCTCAGCCGAAGTTCACTTCGACCGCTTTCAATGGCTCCACCGCTTACGCAGCGGGCGATCTCGTTTACTACAACACGACCGGCGATTGCTACGAGGCTATCGCCGACACGACCGGCAATCTCCCGACGAATGAGGAGTTCTGGCTGCGCCACCGCATCCCTGCCTTCCTCGCCGATTACCTCAAGTTTTACAGCCTCGCCGAAACGCTTTCCGAGGACGGCCAGATGGACAAAGCCAACTACCAGTTCTCCCGCGCCGAAGGCATCCTGCAACAACGCATGGACGACGCCTGGCTGCGCAAAGGCGAGGTGCGCCGCTACTCCGCCAGCTTCCAATAACCACCCCTTGACACCCTTCACCATAATTAAATTAACGACATGAGTAACCCCACCATTCAGATCGCCGCTCGCAACACCGCTGGCATTGTCCAGCCCGTCCAAGCCACACCAGATGGGGCTCTGCGGGTGAGCACAGGTTTTCCTACTCCCGCTTACACGAAGTATGAAAATGTTCGTTTCACATCCCCCGCGACGAACAACACAAGCTATGTCGATTTCACTTTCAACGGCACCTCGGTAGCCCGAATCGTGAATACCTATTTCGGAGCCAATCCCCCCACGGCCGACAATGCGGAGATCCGCAGCGTCGAGATCAAATTCCCGCCCTACACTTAATGTCGCAGGTTTTCTTCAACCCCTTTTCCGGCGCAGCGCAGAATATCGCTCTGCCCCAGCTCGACTCCTCGGGTCAAATCTCCGGCGCGATGATCCCCGACGACTTTGACGATGTGCAGCGCTTCGACTCCGTGGCCGATTTCCCGAACCCCGGCACCGTCGCCCGCATTTACTTTCCCGCAGATACCAACATCCCGCACCGCTGGGATGTGGACACCCTTTCCTACAAGCCCATCTCGTCCGACACGGACGGCGGTGAGTTTTAGGACCACCCCGCAGTAACAACCCCAAATACCCCCAAAACATCATGGCTAATACCCTACGCATTAAACGCAGATTGACAGGTGCCTCCGGCGCCCCTACCGGCCTCGCTCTCGGCGAGTTGGCCCATAGCTTCGTGGATGACAAACTCTGGATCGGCAATGGCTCGACCTCAGTTGTCATCGGCGGCGAAGGCCACTTCGCTACCAACGCCGACCTCGCATCCGAAGTCTCGACGCTGAACTCCAGCATCAGCTCCGAAAACTCCCGCGCCGTCGCAGCGGAGCAAGCCCTCGGTTCACGCATTGATTCGGTCCTGTCGAACACCACACAAGGATCGCTTGATTCGTTGACGGAGGTTGTCTCGGCCTTCCAGGCCGCAGACTCCAGCCTCAACGGAGCCATCACCACCCTCGCCAACAGCGCCTCCAGCGCTCTCAGCTCGGCCGTGGCGACACTCGAAGCAGCCGACAGCGCCCTCGACGGACGCCTCGACACCGCAGAGAGCGACATCAACGCGCTTGAGAGCCGCGCCACGACCATCGAAGGCGACGCCTCCGCTCTGGCCGCACGCGTCACCACAGCCGAAGGCGACATCGACGCCATCGAGTCCGCAGCGACCACGCTGGCTGGCCGTGTGTCAACTGCCGAAGGTGACATCAACTCCATCGAATCCGCAGCGACAGCCCTCACAGGCCGCGTCTCCACTTTGGAGACCACCGCAGCAGGACTCGGCACGATGTCCACGCAGAATGCCAACAATGTCGCCATCACCGGCGGCAGCATCGACGGCATCAGCTTCGACGGCGGCAGCTTTTAGTAGCTCCTCCCTCCCCACAGCGGTGGCGCGGTTCATCCCGCGCCATCGCTCCACGGGGCCCCTGCTTAAAACTTAATCCTTAAAACTTAAAACTTCCCAAATGGCCACGGTCATCCAGCTCCTCCGCTCCACGGTCCCAGGCCGAGTCCCCACCGCCGCGCAAGTGGCCGAAGGGAGCCTCGCCCTCAACCTCCCCGACCGGCGCTTGTATTCCAAGGACCACCTGGGAGAAGTCTTCCGCATAGCCCGCCCCCGCGACCCCTCTGACTACCAGCTCCTCCACGCCGCAGACGGCAACCACCTCTACCTCGGCCGCCTCGCCTGGGACGACTACCCCGCCTCCGGCCCCGCCGAGGACTCCACTGCCTGGACCATTTACAAAATCACCACCAACTCCGCAGGCAATGTCGTCTCGGAGCAATCCGCAGTCGGCGCGTGGTCTTCCAAAGAGTCTCTTCAATTTTCTTAACCAACCAGCACCACCATGAAAGCCAGCAACCCCATCGTTATCGGCGAAAAGTCTTTCGACCTTTTTTCGCTCAATCTCGCCATAAACGGCAAATACAACGCTGACGGCACGCCGGATGCGTCCATCGCCGCCCGATTCATTCCAACGCGATTGGTCGAAAACGGCGAGCCAGAGCAGGCGCAAGAGCAGAGCGTGAACATCGCCCTCGGTAGCCTCTCCGGCTCCGACGAAGCCACACTCACTGCCGTCGCTGAAATCTCGGCGGCCCTTCAAAAATTCATCATCTCGAAAGGACTTTAATCATGGCAAACTATCGCGCAATCGCAACGGGCAACTGGTCAAATGGAGCAACATGGGCAGGAGGCGCAGTGCCTCCGAATAACCAAGGTCACGACATTTACAGCAACAATTTCACGGTCACCATAGACATTAATGTCAATGTGAACTTGATTACAAACGCCTCAAATGCTGGCACATTTGTAGGTGGCGGCACCGCTGCCGCTGGCGGCGGATTCACGGTTAGCGCATCTGGGTTAACAATAACCTCAAATGTGACAACTTATTTTCAACATACCTCATCTACGCTGACTTTTACAGGCGGAGCTGGCACATCCCTGATGTTAAATGGCAATGTAACAGGGGAGCGCGCAAGCGCAGGCGTTCGCGGAGCAGTGAATGTAACGGGCGCTGGGTCGCTCACCGTAAATGGAAACATTGCAAATTCAGGCGCTGGTCAAGGTAGTTCTACAGGTCTCAGCGCATCCGCAGGCTTTGCAGTTGTAAACGGAAATCTTTCGACTGTAATTGGAAATGTATCGGCAAGCTTTTCCAATAGTAATGGCAACTCTGCTGTATATTGCACAGGCACGGTTAATTTAACTGTAAATTCTGGCACTTTTGCAGGAGGAGCCGGAGGAACATCTGTCTCGCAATCATCTATTTGGCAAAATGGCGCGAGCACCGTGGTCACTTTAAATAATTGCATTGTCACAGCAGGCACGGTAAGTCCAGCGGTCTTCGTTTCGGCGGGATCGTTATTTTCAACAAATGGGATACTCACTGCACTAAATGGAGTTCCCGCTGTTTCTTCAACCCTTGTTACTGCTTCTGGAACTTTTGTTTATGCCCAAGACGGAACAAATCCAATCGGCGGAGCGCGGTTGATTTTAGGGACATCGCCAACAAACGCTTACACGCAATTTGCGCTCAACGGCATCAACGCAAACTCATTCGTTCGCTACTACACCGCTGACAACAATCTCGGCCAAGCCAACCCGACCGATGTCCGCTCTGGCGTGAGCTACGCCAGCGGCAGCCTCACGGGACGCCTCACCGTCCCCGCTCGCGGATCGGTGGCGCTCTCGGTAAACTACGGGCCATCGATGCCATTTACCGCCACGCGCAGCGGCACAACTGCTACGGCAACGCTGGCCTACAGCTACCCATTGGTAGTCGGCGACCAGATCACCGTCACCAGCGCATCGAACTCCGAGTGGAATGGCAGCTACACGGTCGCTACCGTGGTGTCCGGAACAGAGGTGACATTCACCGTGCCAAATACGCACTCTGCCACCGCAGGCACAGGCGCAGTCATGCAAACAACCGGCACAGCCGTGCTCGATCCCGCAGCCGTGGCCTCGGCAGTGTGGGGAGCAGGCAGCCGCACCATTACGGGTGGCGTTGTCGACACCCTCACGAATGCACCCACGGTTCCAACCGCAGCCGCCATCGCCACACAAGTCCGCACTGAGCTTGGAACTGAGCTTGGCCGTCTTGACGCAAACATATCATCGAGACTCGCGCCAAGCGGCACGCTGGCCGTCGTCACCACATTGACCAACGCTCCGTCTGTCCCCAGCGCAGCATCCATCGCCGACGAAGTTCGTGTGGAACTTGCCACTGAGCTTGCCCGCATTGATGCGCCAATCTCCGGTGCAGGTAACGCGCCAAGCGCTGCTACCGTGGCCTCGGCCGTTCGCACCGAGCTCTCCACTGAGCTGGCCCGAGTGGACCAAGCCATCAGCTCGCGCCTCGCTGGATCGGCCTACACCGCGCCAGCCAACAGCGACATCGCCGCAATCAAATCCAAGACCGACGCGCTCCCCGCCTCACCCGCAGCGACCGGAGACATTCCTACAGCCGCGCAGAACGCCACCGCCGTCTGGTCCAAACCGGCAAATGAATTGACGGTGGCAGACTCCATCGGTGAACGCGCCAAGCAACAAAGCACGGTAGCAATTACTGGCGCTCAACTCGCAGCCGCCCTCAGCTAATGGACACTCACCAAGCCACAGCCTCCTTCACCGGCCTGCTTGCTACGGCGAGCGGCATCACGCTCTCCATGCTGCCGGAGCTGGAGGCGTGGCTGCGCATAGCGTCCTTAATCATCGGCTGCGCAGTCGGCCTCGCCTCGCTCTATGCCATCCTCAGAAACAAAAAGCACCCATGAATAACCTCCTCGCCCGTCTTAAAGAGCCCTCCACCTTTCGCGGCCTCGCCATCCTTGCCGGACTCGGCGGTATCGCCGTTGAACCCGCCCAGGTCAACGCCATCGCGGCCGCCGTGGCAGCAATCATCGCGCTCATCGAAGTCTTCCGCAAGGAAACCAAATGATCCCTCCCGCCCAGATCGTGACTGGCCTCCTGGCGACCGCGTTTGCCGTAGGAGCCCTCCTGCTCCTCGGTGGGTGCGCCAGCATGGGCTCGCCGCAGCTCTGCCTCAAGACGGACTACGGCAATTTTTGCTACCAGCTCCCCGAGCTGCCAAAGCCTACATCGAGCAAATGACTTTCGACGAGCGCACCGAGCGGAATATCTCGACGCTGCACCCGGCTGTTCAGCCGAAAGCGCGAGAGTTCATGCGGCTCGCGCTCGACCTCGCCGCCAAGCACGGTGTGGTAGTCCGCATCATCAGCGGTCTGCGCAGCTACGCCGAGCAAGATGCGCTCTACGCCAAAGGCCGCACCACCGCAGGCCCGAAAGTCACCAACGCCCGAGCCGGATTTTCCAACCACAATTTCGGCACAGCCTGGGACATCGGTCTTTTTAGAGGCAAAGCCTACCTCACCAACTCGCCCATCTACACCGAGATCGGCCAAGCCGCCCGCAGCCTCGGCCTGACATGGGGAGGGGATTTCAAGAGTTTCAAAGACACACCGCACTACGAAGTTCCCACCGGCCTCACCCTCGCCCAAATGCGCGAGCGAGTAGCCGCAGGCAAGGACATATTTGCATGAGCGCCAAACGCAAGCCCGCCACCCGCAAAGCCGTGCTGGAGCGCATTCGTAAGGAACTCGTCGAGCAATTTGATGTCGGCCTCGCAGTGGTCTCTTGGGAAGAGGGCGGCACGACCTACCACATGGATTTGAAATTCGGGAACCAATACGCCGTCGAAGCACTGGCCGACAGGACCAGCGACATTTTGTTCCCCATGGAAGACGACGAAGAAGAAGAGGAGGAAGAAGTATGAAAACATCCTGGAGTTCCATAGCCCGCGAGCAAGCGGACAAAGCGCACAAGACCGAAGTCGATGCGCTCAAAGCCAAGCTCGCTCAATACCAAGCCAGCGTGGAGTCGCTGGAGAAACAACTCGGCATCGCCTTAAGCCTCGGCAAGACACGCATCCGTCCCCAGCCCCTCACCGTCTCGATGAACGACAAAGCCGAGGCCGTCGCCATCGCGCTGGCCAGCGATTGGCATGTGGAAGAGACGGTGGAAGCGGCATCGGTCAACGGCCTCAACGAATACCGCCTGCCCATAGCCAAGACTCGCATCGAGAAATTTTTCAGCACCATTTGCCGCCTCACCGAAATTGAGCGCGGCGGGGCCAAGATCGATGATCTCATCCTCTGGCTCGGCGGCGATTTACTCACAGGAATGATTCATGAGGAACTCGCCGAGACGAACTCCAAGACGCCGACGCAAGTCATCCTCTGGCTCCAAGACCGCCTCGCAGACGGCCTCGCCACCCTCAAGCCGCACTTCAAACGCATCATCATCCCGACAAACTACGGCAACCACGGCCGCACCACCGTGAAGCCTCGCCACGCCACAGGTGCCGCGCACTCTTACGAATGGCTCCTCTACAAAATTCTCGAAGGCCGCTTTCACGGCGACCAGCAGATCGAATGGCAGATTGCGGATTCCTACTTCAACTTCATGACGGTCTATGACCGCCGCCTGCGCTTCCACCACGGCGATGGACTCAAATTTCAAGGCGGCATCGGGGGCCTCACGATCCCTACCGAAAAAGCAATAGCTTCATGGAATAAGTCGCCGAACCGAGCCGACCTTGATCTCTTCGGCCACTGGCATCAATACCAGCAGAACCGGCACTGGCTCTGCAACGGGAGCCTCATCGGCTACAACGCCTACGCCCTCTCGATCAAAGCCAGCTTCGAGCCGCCGACGCAGACCTATTTCCTGCTCGATAAGAAACGCGGCCGCACCATGACCTCCCCCATCTACCTATGACCTGGAAACACCTCGCCAAAAAGTCCAACTCCCTCCCGCCCGGCTGGAGCACCGCCGACGAAATCGCCGCCGACCTCGACTGCGAACCAAGCGAAGTCCCAAAAATCCTCGCCGCCTCGATCCGCGACGGCCTCGTCGAGAAACAAAACTTCCCCCACTGGCAACCCGGCAGCCGCCAGCTCCTCTACCAGACCGGCTACCGGCAAAAGACCGGCAAGGTTATCTCGGAAAAAAGCCCACAAGTTTCTGACAAAACCCCAGACTCTATCCCGGGCATCCCCTCCGATTTGCTGCCAAAAGTGCGAGACAAAATCCTCGCTCACCCGCACAAAACCGCCAGCGCGATCAAAGACTTGTTCAGCACAAACAACCGAATGCGCCTGAGCGTAGCCGCGATTCGCGGGCTACTTGACAAGCCCCCGCAGAATAGAAAGTAGATGCCAGATGATCAGACCATAGTCGAAGGCGATGCCGGATTCCTCGGCATGGCCAGCCGCTTGAACCCGCTTCAGTTGCAAGCGGGCATGGTCCAGTATTGTGAAAACATGCGCCTCGACCGAGGCGTGGCGCAGACGCGCAAAGGCGCGAAGCGGGTGGCAGAAAACATCAATCCCTCGACGGATATTTTGCTGTTGGATTTTACGCTCGGGACAAACCGCTCGATTGCCACGCTGACCCAAGTCGGCGGGCTGGCAACAGCGACCTTTAGCGCACCGCATAACCTCTCGAATTTAAGCTGGGTCAATATCAGCGGTGCATCCGGCAGCGAATATAATGGGGATTTTCAAATCTCTGTGACCTCGCCAACAGATTTTACCTATTCCGTAGTCTCTGGAGCGCCTAGCTCCGCAGGCGGCTCGCCTTTGGCCAACAACGGTCCTGTGGTGAAGACGACCTATGGCGGCGACATCATTCAGAGCGGCATCTACTCCTCGCCTCGTTTTGACAATGCACGGGAATACATTGTGCTGGCCGCGCCGTCGGAGGCTTATCTGTGGCGGCACGACGCGGCCACGGTAGAGTCGGTGGCCTACCCGCTTGGCGACACAATGGAGAACGGGGATGATGTCGAGATTGTGCAGGCTTTTGATAAGCTCTACCTGCTACGCACCAGGCCGTCAGATATTTCGCACCGAGTGCAATCCATCTCCAACACCAGCGGCACTGCGCTGGTGACGATGGATGCCGCGCATGGCTACAAGACTGGCGAGGTGGTGCGGATCAGTGATTCGGAAACCCTCGGATTCAATGGCGATTGGGTAGTGACCAAAGTGAGCGCTACCGAGTTCAGCTACACGCTGCCGGTCTCGGTGACTGATCCTGCTGCCGCTGGAAGGATCTTTGCCCGCCGGGTCTTGTCTGCTCTGGTCTGGGACGGGGATTTGGATAATAATTTTGTGCGTGTGGAGCAAGGGGCGCATCCGCTGGGAGTGACTTATTCCCGCCTGCCGAGCACCAGCATTGCGACCTACCACAACAACCAACTCGTCATCGCCCGAAACCGCGACGAAGTGCTGGTGAGCGATGTCTTCGACGCCGAGACCTACGACGCGGTGGCCAAGGCGTTTCGCGCCAACGCAGGCTCGAATGACTACATCGTCGGACTGCACCCTTTCAGCGAATCGCAGATTCTCGTTTTTTGCCGCAAGAGCATCTGGCTGGCCACGGCGGTCATCGGTGCGGATGGCGTCTCGATTGATCCCTCGGCCTCCAGCCTGCAACTCCTGACAAATGAGATCGGTTGCAGCGCGAAGCGAACCATCACGACAGCGGGAACGGCGGTGCTTTTCTTGAGCGACCGTGGAGTTTACCGGCTCGATAGCCAGTTCGATCTCAAGTTGCGGGGGAACACCATGCCACTGAGCGATCCGATCAGCGACCTCGTGGCGACCATCAATAACAACAGCGTCGAGACGAGCAATGCGGTGTATTTTGACAACCGCTATTTCCTGGCTGTGCCGACCGGGGGGAGTGCGATCCCGAATGCGGTCTTTGTTTTCAACATGCTGAACGCCCAGTGGGAGACGAAGGATGTTTTCCCATTCGGCGTGGATCGGTTGCTGGTGAGCGACTACGGCACGCAGCGCCGTCTCTTTGCCAGCTCGCGCTACGGCAGCCTCTACCTCATCGACGAAAACGAGGACGGCAATGACGATGGAGCTTTTGGCAGCAGCCAGACTCCTGTAGCGGCCTCGCTCCTGACCCGCCGCTATGGGTGGGGAAATCTCAACGCCAAGCGCCTGCTGCGCGTCAAAGCCAGCATGGTCCTGCCCGCTGGAAGCGCCTATTCGCTCGATGCAGTGACGACGGATTACGACAATGACTTTGAAATCGCCGCCCTCAGCAATGCGACGGGCAGCCAAGAGGACTACACCCTCAAAACGCCGCTGCGCTGTAAAGCCACGGCGCTTGACCTCCGCTACCGCACCACGGCTGGCCGCCCAATCCTTCGACAAATCACCGCCGAGGCCGCTCTCACTGGCCCTGCCAGCTCCGAAACCCGCACCCTTAACTAATCATGGCAACACTTACCCCAGGCTATACTTTTACATCCGGCGAAGTCGTGACCCCGGCCAAGCTCAACAGCGCGGCGTCTCCGACACTCGCTCCCGCAACCATCACAAACTCCGACATCTCGCCGACTGCGGCGATAGCAGACACAAAACTCGCCACTATTTCTACGCCCGGCAAAATCTCTGGCGCGGCCATCAGTGGGGACATCGCTACCGGCAATGTCACTGCCACTGGCAATGTCACGGCGACCGGCAATGTCACGGCGACCGGCAATGTCACGGCGGCCAAAGTGGTGGGGAGATTGGCGGATGGGACGCTGAATGTTGTTTCGTCGGTAGTGACTATGACCTCGGCAAATCCTGGCGTCGTCACATGGACCGGGCACACTCTGCAAAATGGCGACATCGTAGAGCTATCGACCACAGGCGCTTTGCCCACAGCCATTACACCCAGCGCGGAATACTATGTGGTCAATGTCGCCGCGAACACATTTCAAATTTCCGCGACCTCTGGGGGCACGGCTATCAACACCACCGCAGGCACTCAATCCGGCACGCACACAGCCCGCTTTGGCCGTGGAGCCATGCAAAATGGCTTTGTCACAACCAACAAAATCGCCGATGGCTCGATCACGGCTTCCAAGCTGGCCGGGAATGTGGACCAGTTGGCAACAGCCTGGGTGCTTTTCGATGGAGATATAACCGACTCTGCTGTGGCCGGTGCTGTCTTCACCCGCCTCACAGACACTAAAATCCAAGTAACCCGCTCGACTGGCCATGGCCTGTCGAATGGCAACTGGATTACATTTAATGCGTTGACAGGATTCTACGCTTTCTTGAACGGAACTTGGGAAGTGCAGAACGCTACCGCGACGACTTTTGAGTTTAATTTAGTGGGAACTACGACCCCTTCCGCAGCAGTCTCATTTACCACGGCCAACCCCGCTGTCGTAACTTGGACGGGCCATGCTTTGGCAGTTGGGCAGACGGTGACTTTTTCCACCGCAGGCACACTGCCAGCCCCAATCACGGCTGGCACAACTTATTTTGTAAAAACGGTCTCGGGCTCGACTTTTACTATTTCTTTGACCAACGGGGGTCCGGCTATTGCCACAACCGGAGCACCGGCTATGGCGCAAATCGCCACGCTCACTGGAGTGATGACCTCGCAGATTTTCAGCCCTGTCGCAATCAAGCGCAAATACAACATCAGTAAGATTGCCCGAACAGCAGCAGGGAAATACCGAGTGTTTTTTGAAACTAAGCCGCTCACTGCCGATTACATCTCGCTTGGCTCGGCAGCCTCGACAACCGGAGCAGCAGTCGGGCTTGTCGGCGCAACCGCTCAGACTCTGGACTATGCCGAGATTGTCACAACAAATTACGCTGGGACCAACGCAAACTACGACGGCATCCGCTTCGTCGTTTTCGGGGGCTAATGCAATGCTCCCCTGGGAAAGAGCCCGAAACTGGCATGACAACCACACCACCGAACCCTTCGAGTCCGTCCTCGCCTGGCACATGGCCAACGGCCTTGTCTTCAACACCCCGCAAGTCTTCCTCCTCGCCCACGAAGTCCACTACTCCCCAGATACCAACACCATGACCTACGACCTCCCCCCCAACGCCTGGTTTGTCGAGCTGGCCGCCTCGGTCGGCCACGCGAATCCAGTCCGCGAATTTCTCCGCGTCGCCACGCACCCCCAAGAGTGGGCCATCTGGCACCGCCGCAACTCGTTCCAACCCCACGCCTACTCATGGGCCAAGCTCGCCCGCCGCGTCGGCCTTGAAAGGAGGGTTTCGTAATGGGAGGTTCCTCAGCATCTAAACCCAAGGAACAAAAAGCGCCGCCACAAGCGCAGCCTATCGACTACGGCGCTTTGATGGCGCAATCGCGTGGAGCCGCTAAAGTAGACTACCGCGACCAGCTCAACGCGCAGATCGAAGCCTATCCAAAGCTGGAGCGCCTTCAACTCGGCACGATTTCCAATCTTTCCGCCAACCTTTCTGGCGAAGGCGGCACCCTCTACGAAAATAAGTGGGTGCCCGGTGAAACCACCGGCAAAGGCAAGAACAAGAAAACTACCGAAGGCCGCTGGGAAAAAGTCGCTGTAGGAGAGGCTACGCCAAACCTATACACAAAACGAGCCACCGACCAGCTCATCGCCGCCGAAGAGCAAGCCACCCAACTCGGCCGCATCGGCGACTACACCGAGCAGCTCGGCTACGCCGCCGCCCGCGACCTTGAAGGAACGGACATCGAGCGCGAGCTCCAACGCCAAGCCACCAGCGAACTCGCCCTCGGCCGCAGCCTGAGCCCCGAGCAGGAGCGCCAAGCCACCCAGCAAGCCCGTGCCGGGATGGCTGCCCGTGGCCTTGGAGTTGGCACCGGAGCCCTCGCCGCAGAAGTCCTCAACCGCGACGCCTATGCCTCCCAACGCGAGGCAGACCGCCGCAACTTCGCTGGTTCCACCAATCAAATGCTCGTCGGCAACCGCCAAAACCGCATCGGCCAAGTCGGCACCATCCTCGGACAGTCTGCCAACACCAGGATGAACCAAGCGAACCTCCGCAGCAGCCTCGCCGGGGCCAACATCACCATCGACCCCTACGCCCGCGCCATGAACCCAGCCCTCGGCATGGGAGCCAGCACCCTCGGCAACTCCGGCCAGATGATCGGCAACACCTACTCAAACGCCACGCAGATGGCCGGAAATGTCGCAGGCGTCAACGCCTCCATGCTCGATTCCCGTTGGAACACCGTGCAAAACAACAACGCCTCTCTGCAAAGCGCCTACATGGGAGCCAGAGCCAGCGACAACGCTGCGAATATGGGCCTCCATGGATCAGCCATGGGAGCCAGCGCCGTCATAGGTGCCGCCGCTGCCGCCTGCTGGGTAGCCCGCGCCGCCTTCGGCACGGCCACTACTCGTTGGGTGGAATACCGCCGCGCCATGCTACGCCATGCCAGCGACCGCACGATCCGCCTCTACTGCCAGCACGGCCAATCCATCGCCGCCGCCATCACCACGCCACTCCGCCGCCTCATCGCCCGCCTCACGCTCCGCACCCTTCAATGGTCCTGGAACTAACAGCGAAAATCCGACTCGAAGGAGCCCACCGCGCCTGCACTCCAGAGCAGACGCTGGAGCGCATGCGGCCGCATTTTCACGCCGCAGGCATTACCCGCCTTGCCGAGATCACCGGGCTCGACCGCATCGGTATCTGTGTCGCCCAGTGCATTCGGCCAGATGCCATCGTGCTGGCCGTGGATTCTGGCAAAGGAGCCACCCCCGCCGCAGCAAAATGCTCGGCTATGATGGAAGGCTTCGAGCGCCATGTCGGCGAGACCAGCCGCCCTCGGCACATCCTCGCCACCGCAGCGCAGCTCACCGACAAAGCCGAGACACGCCTGCCGCTTTCCAAGGGAGCTGTCTTTCACCCCCACGCCCTCATGCCATGGACCGAGGTGCGCGGCCTACAGAGTGGATCCGCCCGCATGGTGCCCACCGACACCGTGCGCCTCCTCGCCCGTCCAGACCCCGCTCCGCTTACCAGCCTGCCATTTGCCTACACAAGCAACGGCCTTTCCTCTGGCAACACCTACGCCGAAGCCGTCGCCGGTGGGCTCTACGAGTGCATCGAACGCGACGCCACGGCCATCGCCCAGCACAGGCTGCAAGATTTCCCCCGCGTCGATCTCGATACCATCACCGACCCCACCGTAGCCCGCCTCGTCCGCACACTGCGCGATGCCGACATCACTCCCGTGCTCCTCGATGTCACCAGCGACATCGGCCTGCCCACCTACATAGCCTACCTCATCGACTGCGAGAGCGGCTGCGGAGTCAATAAAGGCTACGCCGCCCACCTTGATCCAGCAGTAGCCCAAGCCCGGGCTCTCACCGAGACCATCCAAGCCCGCGCCGTATGGATCGCTGGGAGCCGCGACGACTTCCTCCACGCCCGCTACGAGAAGGTCAAAGCCACCGACTCATCTGCAATCCTTGCCCGCCTCTACAAGCACACCACCACCAGCGCAAACGCCCATCCCGACCGATCCGGCGACACCTTTGAGGCAGACATAGACACCCTCCTTGATCTCCTCGATGCTGCCGGTATCCCCGAGCCACTCGTCTATGAGTTCACCCACGACTACCCATGCAGCGTCGTGCGAATCATAACCCCTACGCTGGAAGGCTACACCTTCGACTACTCGCAACCAGGCCACCGCGCCAGGAGGGCTAAATGAAAATCTTCCTCGGCCCCACACGCCCCGCAAATATCCCCACCGATGCCGACCTCCGCCCACCGGCGCAGCAAGGCGACATCGCCGCCGCCGCTCTCGAAGGTCCAGATACCATCCTCCTCATCGACGGCCTCTTTCACCAAAGCCTCGCCCCATGGCATAAGGAAATCCTCTTCGCCATCGAGCAGGGATGCCGCGTCATCGGAGCAGGCAGCCTCGGTGCACTCCGCGCCGTCGAGTGCGCCCGCTATGGAGCCGAGCCCGTCGGCATCATAGCTGGGTGGTATGCCGACGAATCCTGCACCGACGATGCCGATGTAGCCCTCGCCCACGGCCATACCGAAGACGGCTACCGCGCCCTCTCCATTCCAATCGTCAACCTCCGCGCCACCGCCGAGTGCCTCGTCGCCGACGGCCTCCTGCCCGCAGCCGACCTCGCAGGCATCCTCTCCACAGCCCGCAGCATATACTATGTCGAGCGCAGTTGGCCTCGCCTACGCCAAGCCCTCGGCCCCGTAGCAGACCTCCTCCGAGAGAACTACCGCGACCAGAAAGCCCTCGACGCCGAGGAAGCCATCCGCCACGCCCAGCATGTCGCCGCTCCCATCCAGCGCGACACTCCCCTCAACACGCACAGCGCCTATTTCCTTGCCCTCCTCGCCAACGACCTGCCGATTGGCAACGGTCAACGCCAGCACCACCTCACCAGCGAAGCCGACCGCACCCTCGCCACCGACCTCCACCTCGTCTCCGAGTTGGCGCAACTCCTCGGCATCGTCACCACGCCCGAAGACATCTTCGCCGCCAGCACCCGCATGTGGCAGCGCCTCGGCATCACCGACCCCACCGCCGCGCAAGCCTGGCTCACCGACCACGCCTGGACCGACCAGCAATGGTTCGCCCACGCCCAGCGCGAAGCCCTCCGCCAAGCCGCCCGCGATTGGCACGCCGCCACCGGAGCCTGCTTCGATACCGTTCCTCTCACCCTCGCCCACAAACTCCTCAACCCCACCTAATCCCCCATGCAATACGCCCCCGCCGTCACCGACCGCTCCGCCGAGATTTACGCCCAAGGAGCCAACAACGCCGCCAACCTCCGCGCCCAAGGAGTCGCAAACATGCAGAACTCCCTCACCTCTTCGTTCAACACCGTCATGGGCATGGTGAATAAGCGCGTCGAGAAGAACCAGGCAGACAACTCCAAGATGCAGCAATCCATGGCATCGGGCCAAGCTATGATGAGCCTCTCCGACAACTATGGAGAGCAAGGCGAAAAATTCAAAACCTCCCTCGCTAAAGCCCTCGAAGACACCAAAGGCAACCCCGACAAAATGTCCGGCGCAGTCATGGCCCACGCCGCCGAGTTTGAAAACATGCAGAAGCAGCAGTTGGCAAGAGAGCAATACACTGCCCTCGGCAATGCCTACACCCAAAAGGCCGCCGCCACGGCCGCCGCTAAAGCAGCGCTGCCCGACAAGATGAACGCCGAGACGATCCGCTCATACGCTGCCGATGCGGCGGCTCAAGGCGCGACGCAAGATCAGATCAAGGAAGGTCTTCTAAGAGGCTACGGTCAATGGGCCGTCGATGCTGTGTTTCCACAGGCTAAACAAGGATTTTGGGGGCCTTAGTATAATAGCATTCCATGGCTCTAAACCCCCTTCTGGACATCATCCGTTCCTCTGGCTCGTCGGCTCGCGCCGGTGCGCTGGCTATCGATCAAGACACCGCGCTGCCCGAGCAGGTCGAGGTGCCGTATCCGCAATCCGATCTGGTCGGTGCGTTGGATAGCATGGACCTCACGGGAGACGCGCCGCAGGATGTTGCGGCAAACGAGCCCCCTGCCGAGCCAGCGCTGCTACCGAAGGGGAATCCCCTCATGGACATCATCAGGGGCAACGCGCCCGCTGCGCCGACATTACCGAAGGGCAATCCCCTCCTCGATGTGATCCAGGCAAACGAAGCCGCCACCCAGCAAGCCGTCGCTGAAGCCACCACGCCCACCGAGAATCTCCCCGTCCTCAAGTCCGACCTCGCCAACGCCCTCGGCGTGCTCGATTACCGCGACCCCGAGGAAGGCCAGCGCCGCCAGCAAGCCACTGCCATGGGCGAGATCCTCGGCCTCCCCGAATACGAGAAGGTCCAACTCGGAGCCGCCCCCGTGAATGACGACGGCACCGTCACCATCCGCCGCGCCCAGGCCGTCTCCCCCGAAGCCAATGCCGCCGCTGCCAAGCAGCTTGCAAATATGCAGACGATGGCCGCTGGCGAAATGCTCGTCGAAGAATCTCCCAAGGAAGTCGGCACCCTCCAAGGCATAGCCAACGCCGCGCAGAATGCTTTCGACTCCGCCCGCCAAGCCCTCATGGCCACCGATGGGCTGGATGAGAACGACGCCTCGCAGATCGCCCGCATCGAATACAACAAAGCCGCCCGCCGCGTCGCCCCAGGCTACGCCGCCTACCAGCAAGCCGAAGGCTGGGATGCCGCCAAAGCCTTTGCCAAAAATCCCTTTGAGGTTACGGCAAATATCATCACCGAGGGTCTTGCTGGTAGCTGGCCTGCGCTCGCAGGCGGCCTTGCCACAGGTGCCACTACTGCGCTTGCGACCGGTGCCGCTGGATCCGTTGTGCCAGGCGTGGGTAATGTCATTGGCGCAGGCGGTGGGTTCACCGCAGGCATGGTCGGAGGCACAGCCGCCGGTTCCTTTGCCACAGAATACGGCAGCAAAATCCTCGAAGAATTGCAGACCGCCGGGATGAATCCCAAAAATCCCGAGAGCATCGCCAAATTCTTCAGCAACAAAACGCTCATGGCTGAGGCAAAGGATGCCGCCTTCAAGCGAGGCGTTCCCGTTGCCGCCTTCGACGCCCTCTCCGCAGGCATCGCCGGGCGAGTCGGCTCAGTCTTCCGCGCCGCCGCCAAGACCCCTGTCCGCCTGGCCGTCACAGAAGGAGTCATCCAAGGAGGGCTTGGAGGAGCAGGCGAGGTAGCCGGATCCGTCGCGGCCGGAGACCCAGTAAACCCCAAGGCTGTCTTCGGAGAAGTCATCGGCGAAGTCGGACCCGCCGCCATCGAGATCGCCGCCGGACGCCAAGCCGCAGCCCCCGCCGAAGTCCCGCAAAACTTCACCCCCATTTCCTCACCGGCACCAACCGCCCCCACCGGCCAAGCCCCGCGCACTCTCGGCCAAGTCCGCGCCCCCGAGATCCCCATCGACCAAACCGCCCTCGATGAAGCCTTCGGATCGACCTTCGCCCCGCCGCCTGATGTATCAAATGATACCTTCGCCCCGCCTGCCGCAGTTAACCCACAGGTTAACCCTGCGCCTGCTACGGTTTCCGACATTCCCGCTGCCGTTTCTTTGATGCGCGGAGATAAATTTACCGATGAAAGCGGGCAAGAGTTCCAAGTATGGAAAAACCGACAAGGAACTATCGAAGCTCATCCAGTAATCGACGGTAAAGCGGTAGTAAACAATGCCAGTGGCGTTCGATTTTCTGTCACAGCAGAAGCTGCCGCAAGAAACCCTAACGATAAAATTTTTCCTCCTGCCGCCCCTATTCCCCCGAACACCTCTACGGCCCCAGCCGCCGCAAGTGGAGCGCCTGCATCAACAGGATCACCCGACCTGATCACCGGGGAGGGGGCATCTGTTTCTCCGACAGCGGTTCTTCCATCTCCTGAGACTGCCCCCGCCGCGCCCGCTCCCCGCCCGTTCTCCGAAATCATGGCAGAGAACATGAAGCGCAAAGGCGAGGCCGGATACATCGACCTCGGCGTGGTGCAAGATTTCGGCCAGAGCATCTACCAAGCGGGAATGGATTTCGCCGCATGGTCTGGGCGCATGGTGCAGAAGTTTGGTGAAACCATCCGCGATGTGCTCTCTTCTCTCTGGCAAGCCGTCTCCGGCGGGCAATACCTCCCCCAAGCCCGCGAGCGTGGCAGCGTAAACATTTCCCCTGGCACTGGCCCCAAGCCCCGCAAGTTCTCCCAATCCCTCCAAGCCGCCCCCGGCGTTGCGCCGGAAGTCAAATCCCGCCTCACCTCGCTCGACTACGATCCCGTCTCGAATGCCCAAACCCTCGCCAACGCCCGCGCCCGCATCGACTCCGCAGGCAGCATCGACACCGCATTCACCGACCTCATGGGCAAGCCCGCCATCGAAGGCTGGCAGCCCACCGCCGAGGATTACGCCACCGGCATGGAACTCATGGCGCAACTCCAAAACCGCAACCGCCATGCCGATGCCGCCTCCATCGCCAACATGATGGCCACTCGCGCCACCGACCAAGGCCGCGCCATCCAAGCCCTCTCGATGATTGGCCGCCTCGGCCCGCAAGGCATCGAGCTATTCGCCCAGAGCCAACTCCAAGCCGCCGCCACCAAGCCCGCCAAGACCGACAAGCAGAAGGCCGATATTCAAGCCAAGATCACCGAGGCCGGGCAGTTGCAAGGCGAGGTGGACAAACTCCGCCGCGACTCCACTACCGCAGCCATCGTCGGCAATAAAGACCTCATCAAATCCTCGCTCCCCGCCGGAGTCGATGCCGTGCAGGTCAACATCGCCATCCGCGAAGCCATCCTCGGCGCACCCACGCCGCTCGCCGCCCAAGCCGCGACCTCATCCATCCTCACCAGCCAAGGTCTCTCCGACAAAGGAGCCGCCCGCATCTCCGGCAGCATCGTCCGCGACTTCCTTAAGACCACGCAGGACACCCGCGCCAAAGTCCTCCAAGACCTCCTCGCCACCGCCGACTCCGACCGCCGCCTGGATAAATCCAAACTCGGCTCCCTTATCCGCCTCAACCGCGAAGGCAAGCTCACCGATGCCAGCCTGCACGCAGGCATGGCCAAGATGCTTGGCATCCCACACTGGAGCGCCGAGCACAGCGCCAAGGTCCGCCGCATCCTCGCCCAGCACGAGAAAGCCACCGACCCCCGCATCAAGCTCGTCAAGGCCGCCGAAGCCCTCGATGTCGTTTACCGCGACTTCATGCCGCCAGGCTTCCTCGATAAAGTGGACACCATCCAGACCATTGGCATGTTGCTGAACCCAAAAACGCCGATACGAAATGTTATTGGCAACGCTCTCATGGCTGGGGCCGACCTCGCTGCCGATACCGTCTCCGTGCCTATGGATGCCTTGGTTTCCCTGGGCACCGGCGAGCGCACCCGCACCGGCCTTTCACTCGGTGAACGCCTCATGGGACTGGGAGCCGGAGTAGGGGACATCAAAGCAGGCTACGACTTCGCCCGCTCCGAAGGCCGTGGCCGCATCGGAAGCATCGCCGAGGGCGTCGATACGCTGGTCCGCCTCGGCCGCCTGCAATCTTCCGGCAAATACAACGCCTCCGACATCTCCGCCCTCAGCGGCCCCACCTTCACCGCCCCCGTCCTTCGCCAACTGGAATCCACTCTTGGCCTCGTCCTCTCCATCTCCGACCGGGGATTCTACGAATCCGCCTTCCGCGCCAGCCTCGACACCCGCATGAAAGCTGCCGCCGCAAGTGGCACCCCCATGCTTGCCCCTGATCCAGATATGGTCACAGCCGCCCGCATGGATGCTGGCCGAGCCATTTACCAAGACCCCAATCTTGCCAGCCGCACGCTCGGCAACCTGCGCCGCGTCCTCAATTTCAATCAACGGTGGGGCATCGGCTCCCTGCTGATGAAATTTACCCAAGTCCCCGGCTCGATCCTCACTCGCGCCGTGGAATTTTCACCCTTTGGATTCATCAACACCGCCTACCAAAGCCTCGCGCCGATGCTCTCCAACTCCCGCGAGTTTGACCAAAAAGCCTTTACCGACTCCTTCTCCCGCGCCCTCGTAGGCACCACCGGCCTCGTCGCCACCGGCTACTGGCTCGCCCACCTCGGCATCATCTCCGCTGGTGGAGATGCCAAAGACGAAGACAAGCGCAACCTCAACCGCGCCACCGGCTGGGGATCCTACAAACTCAACACCAGCGCCCTCAAACGAGCCCTCATGACCGGCAACTTCTGGACCCCTCAGAAACAGCAGCGCGACGACATGGTAATCGGCTACGATTGGGCGCAACCCCTCTCCATCGGCGTCGCCATGGGGGCCTACTCCCGAGAGAATCAAGAAGCCATCAAGCAAGACATCCTCGCAGGTAAGAAGCAAAGCCTCGCCGCCACCGGCCTCAACTGGCTCGCCTACGCAGGCGGCGCAGCTACCGGAGCCATGAACTCCCTGGTCGAGCAGCCCCTCCTCACTGGCCTCAATCAATTCGCCCGAGATGTCGGCTACGACAACATCCCCGGCGCACTCCTCAAAACCGCCGCCGACGCCCCCGGCACCTTCATCCCCACCGCCGCCCGGCAATGGATGCAACTGACCGACAACGCCGCCCGCGAAACCCGCGACAGCTCCCCGGCTCGCCAGTTTATCAACGAACTCAAAGCCCAACTCCCCGGCCAAAGCCAAACCCTCCCGCCGAAATATGACATCACCGGGCAACCCATCGAGCGTTGGGCCAAGGACAGCAACACGCTCTTCAATGTCCTCTTCAATCCCTCGATGGTCTCCTACATCAAAGGCAGCCCCGCGCTCACCGAGATGAGCCAGGTTTACAAATACACCGCCGAGGCAGGAGCCATCCCTAACCAGGTCAAACCGGAGTTCACCGTCGAAGGCGTCAAAGTCCGCCTCACCTCCGAAGAGATCAGCGCCATGCAGAAAGACATGGGAGCCCTCAGCATCGCCGCGCTGGAAAAGTTCGTCCTCTCCGATCCCCGCTACGACAAAGCCACATGGGACATCAAAGCCAAAGCAATGACTCGCGCCCTGGAGAAAGCCGCCACCGCCTCCAAATACCGCATCCTCCTCGCCCGCCCCGACCTCAAAGACCGCGCCAAGCAAGAGTTCATCAACCTCCGCGCCGCCCGCGACCAACAACAAGCCCTCATGGAATAACAAAGGGGGTGGATTTTTTAAGTCCACCCCCAGTCACTCAAGCCCCCAGCCACGCGGGGAATTACAGCGGTTTCGGGCGGTTGATGAGATTGTGGTAGTGATTAAATGTGGTCTGGATGTCCCTGTGCCGCAGTAACCGGCTCGCCACCTCGATGCCATCCCTCGCCGCAATCTGAGCGCCGTATTCTTTACGCAGGTTGTAAGCGCCCTTTTCCCCGTCAGGAATGTAGAGCCTCACAAATTCATTGATGCCGTAATGCGTGAGGTCAAAAGCCTCCGTCTTGCTTGTCCTGGGAATCACATACTCGCTCTCGCCTGCAAGCGCCTTCTGGATCAACCGCAGCAACCGCGCCCGCATCGGCACGCGGCCGCTCCGGCCTTTGGGAGCCCACTCGTCGCGCTTAATCAATACCAGGTCCGCCGTGCCATCCTCCTGCCAATCCACCCAGCTCCACTTGAGATATTGCACCTCGTCATTGCGCAAGCCCGCCTTGCGCATCAGCCAATAGATAGCCCAAACCCGAGGATTTTGACGCCGCAGCGGGATCCTCGCCGCCCGATCCATACGCCGGAGCGCCTCGCGGTCGATGGGCTGATAACCCTCCGTCGTCGCCGAGCCCCCCGACACCGCCCAGAAATCCGTCAGATTCGGCAGCTTCAATTTTTCAAACAGGTAAAATCTTTTGCGGGCCACCACGCTCTTGATGGTCTGAACATCGGTATGGATGCCGCTCTCCGAGCGCCCCGCCTTTTTCTGGGCCTCAATCCATCCCCGCATCGCCGAGGCCGTCAGCACCAGGTGCGTGCTCTGCTCCTGCCAGTCCTGCCGCTCTGTCACCTCCTTAACAAAAGCCGCAAACCGGCTCAGGCTCTTCGTCACCGACGCCGCCGGTCCATGCACCTTGTAAATCTCCGCCACCTCGCCGCACTTCGCAAAGCCCGGCCGCTTCACCACCGCAGCAATCTTGTGCTCATCCGCCGTCGCCAGCGCCAAGGCAATCGCCTTAGCCCTCACCAACGCCGCCGCCTTCCCAGCCGCCGAGTGCACATGCACGCCCGTGCTCTTGCTCACCCGCTCGCCATCTACCTGGACGCGGAAATACCAAGTATTTTTCGCCGCAATCCAATCAACCGAAATCTCGCCATGTTTTCTCATAATAGGGACACCACTTTGGACACCACTTCGACCCGAAAAACAAAGCAAATCGCGCAAGCATTGCAAGCCCTCGAAAACCCAACAAACAGCAATCTTCTGAGTGCTACAGAGGGAAAACAGCGCAAGGACGCCACTTTAAGAGAAGAGGGGGAGTGCAGCCATGAGGAGTCGAACCTCAAACCTTCTGATCCGTAGTTTGTGGATGTTGCGTTCATTATTAGTGAGTTGTGTTTAAGGTCGCCACTTTGGAGGCCACTTGCTACTTTCGGATTTGTCGCCATTCCTCGGGGTCGGGGCGTTCGGGGCGGCCGGTGGCGGTGTTGAGTTGGCGGCGGATCCAGGCGCTGAGTTTTTCGGGCTTGGCGGCTCGGACCCAGGCGGATTTTTCTTCGGGGTAGCAGAAGAAGAGGATTTTGGAGGTCATGTTTTCGGCTCCCTCGGGGTCGCGGGCGTTGTTGCGGTTGCCGGTGTTGCCGTGGGGTTCGTTGAGGTCGGGTGTCATTGGTTTATTGGAATGGGATGTTGTAAAAGGATTTTCTCGGCGCTGGCTACAGCTTGGGCGAGGTAATCAAGGTTTGCGGCGAGGCTGGAGGGGTTTTCTATGTCGCGCAATACGAGCTTGGCCGTGTCGGTGAGTAATGCCAGGGCGTTGTAGATTTTTAAGGTTTTCATTGATGGGGTGCCGGAAATCGTCCGGCGCGGGTTGAGTTTTTATGGGGTGGGGTGAGTTTCGTTTTAAATTTCGCGCCCTTCAGACATACCGGAATTAGGCTCGGGGGTAATTACCGGCTGGCCATCCACCAGGGCGGGCAGGATTTCGGCGTCGTCGGCGGCCAGCTTGGCCGCCGTGGTGATGCCGGGCTCGATGTCGAGACGGGCAAGCGCCGCCTCTATCGAGGAGGCGGCGCGGGTGAGTTGCTCGGGTGTCATGGTCGAATGATAAAATCCAATCCGTCAACCTGGGCGGATTCAAAATCCTCGATCATGTCGGCGTGGATGTTGTATCTGCTAACAACGGCTTGCCCGAGATCTTCGCGCCATTCGTGGACTTCAAGTCCAACGGTGCCGCGTTCGCATTCGTCCACGGCCTCGGCCAATTCGGTTGCGCCGTGGCGGCGTAGCATATTCAAAAGGTCGTCGTGTGGTTTCATGTGTTTTTTTGGTTTGGTTTGGTTGGTTTTTTGGTTTGTGTCAATAGTCGGCTTAATTTTGGATTACTCCGGCGTCGGCGAATGAAAATATAGGGAATCTTCCTCCTGCTGAATCGCCGATGATGAGGTGATCTATTAGGGTAATGCCGAGTATGTGAGCGCCTTCTTTCAGCCTTTGGGTAATTCTATAGTCTGCTGCGCTTGGGGTTGAATCTCCGCTGGGGTGATTGTGCATGACGAGAATGGCAAAGGCGTTTAGCGCGATGGCTGGCCTAAATACCTCGCGGGGGTGGCATATTGTTTCGTTAATAGTGCCGACGCTTACGAGGGCGTGGGCTGTGACTCGTAGTTTTGTGTTGAGAATGAGGACAACGATATTTTCCCGCTCGGGGCTGAACCAGTCGGCTGTGGTAATGGATTCCTGCCAGTATTTAAGGGCGTTTTCCTTTTCGCTGCATACAGCGCCTGGGCATTCTCGAACGCGGTTTATTTTTACCTCGTAGCTGGGACCGTCAAACATGGAGGGCGTGTTTTCGTAACCGCCGGCGCGCACGGTGGCGGCGCGGGCGGCTTCCTCTTCCTGAGAGGAAAGGATTTTGACGGGGGCCGCGATAGTTTCAGAAATGAGGTTGAATGGCATTTCGTCGGCGGTGAATAGCTCGGTGCTCATTTTGCGCCTCCTGTGGCTGCGGTGATGGGAATGAAGAGCGCTTCGGCTTTTTCCAACCACAAACTTAATTTGTCGTTTGGCGGCATAAAATCGTTATCTGTAAATCTATCGTAGGCCTGCAAAACGAGTTCCAGCAACTCGGGGGCTGCGGCAATGAGTCGGGCGTTTGAAAGTGTTTCATTGGCTGATCTGCCGCGACTGGTGACGCTCCCGGCGTCGGGCTGGGGCTTTGTGTCTTGATATGTTAAATCTTGGCCGTTGGCGTCTTTGATTGCGTGAACATGTAGGCGCGTTTCAATAATCCAAGGGCCGGGTGTGTGTTGTGTTGTTGTCATGGTCATGTCCTCCTTAAACGGTGCGGTTGAGGATTGCGGTCGAGAGGCCAAACAACAGAAACCCAGTCAGGCCGAGCATGAACGATTCGGGGCCATGAATAAGGGTGAACGACGAGCCAAGCGCGAGGCTGGCGGTGGATGCTGTGGCGAGTGTCACAGCGAGGATGGTTTTTAGTTTCATTTTTCGTTCCCGGATGTGCCGGGCCATTTTTTATTTTCCAGTTTCGCTGGACCGAGGCGGGCCGTGGTTGGCTCGCTTGAAAGTGAATCTATAAAGATTCAAAAGGAGTGCAAGAATTATTTTTATTTTTTTTGAAAATATTTTCTCAGAAAATGCTTGACACTCGCGGAGGCTGATGAAATGAGGCTCTACGGGTGGCTATGGAAATTTAGCCAGCGGTTTTTTCTTTTCGTATCCCCAATAAAGTTCTTGGACGGGTGAAATAATTGCGATGCGTTGCGGGGGCGTTTCATCGGGTAGAAATAACTCGGCGGCGCGGTCGCCGTTGGGCCAGCGGGCGCGGAAAATGTGTGCGCTTGCGCCGGTGTAGGGCCATCGAGGGCGGCCCACGCTGGTGAGCTCAGGGCGGATTTTTAGGGTGACAGGGGCGGCTCCCAGGACATTGCCATTCCAGTCGACGATGCCGCCTGGCGGGCTGGTTTCGATGAGGATTTCAACGGGCTGCGCCACGGGCTCGGCGCGGCGGGTGATGGGCTCAGGTTTCGGGCTGGCGCACGCAGCCAGGAGGAGAGCGAGAGCGGCAAGGAGTGGTTTCATGGCTGGTGGCTGGTGGCTGGTGGCTGGTGGCTGGTGGCTGGTGGCTGGTGGCTGGTGGCTGGTGGCTGGTGGCTGGTGGCTGGTGGCTGGTGGCTGGTGGCTGGTGGCTGGTGGCTGGTGGCTGGTGAGGTCGTGGATTTCTGCTATCCAGCCCGGCGGGAGCTCGGGCGATTCGCTGTTGAGGATCCAGTATCTGAGTTGGTTGATGGTGTTATGACATTCTGGGCATTGTCCTGGGGCGTGGCTTTTCCCGTTTTCTCGAAGCTGGTTGTTTTTTGTTGGGTGAAAACGGCGTGTTCTTTTGCTGCGTCCGTTAGCGCTGCGCGAGCCCAGCCGCCTTTGGTCATGCCGCTTTCAGCTGCCAAGCGGTTTATTTCCTCGAATGTCGAGTTATCCACGGAGGTGCTGATAATCACTGAGTCCTTGCCGGGGCTGTTGGTTTTTTTAGCCATAAAATCAATTTCAAAGATTTTCCAAGATTATCAATTTTTTTGTTTGACTCTTAAAAGAATTCTTTTAAGAAATCTTCCAAGTGGGGTGATTGCCCCATTGCACACATGAGAACAATACAAACTCAAATTCCCGCAGAGGTTGACGAAATCATCACCGCCCTGGCCAAAAGCCAGATGGTGAGCCGGGCCGCCATCGTGCGGCAGTTGCTGGTAAAGGCCGTGGCAAAAGCCAAAGCTCAGGAGGGCCAGATATGAGCCGCCGATTTTATTGCAGGGCCACGGATCCGCTGCGGGGTCCTTTCGGCGATTATGTGAGGGCGTCGACCAGGGAAGGTGCTCGCCGCCGTTTTTTTGAAATTTTCGGACTTAGGCCGTTTTCCGTGGAGGTGGACAAATGAACACCCCAGATGCGATTCATTTTATCGGATGGACCTGGGAGGCGCTGTGCGCTCTCGGACCGGCTGCGGCGCTGGCGTTGCTCGCCTGGAGGGTTGGGGAATGATTGAGCAGCATTACTCACCGGCGCAGCTCTGCAAACTTTTGAGCCTGTCGAGGTCAGCGGTTCAGTCGAGGCTCTATGATGGCACCTTTCCCCATGTTCGCCTGGGGGATCGCATTCTGATTCCGGAGTCCAGCATCAAGCGGGTGCTCGAGGAAGGCCGGATCGGTGGCTCGGTGTATTTGAGGCCCGGCCGCAAACCTTGGGCAGCGTCGCTCACTTAGCGCCGCCTTTTTTGTTTTTTATGGAATCCACCCCTTTGCAATCCATGAAGGCCGCCGAGTCTGCCGCGCCTTTTCTTTTTAATTTTGAGGAATTGAGTGCCGAGAAGCTGGAAGGCGTCGGGGAGTTCACCGGTGAGCGGTTGCTTGCCCGCCGGCCGGATGCTTACCAGGCGATTATTCGGATGAGCGCCGAGGGGCTGAGTATTTCCGCCCAGGCTCGGGCGCTTGGGGTGAGTCGAAACACGGTTTGCGCCGTGAGAGATCGGGAAGGGTTTTCTATAGAGCAGGATAAAAAGGATTTGTTGCGGGATGTTCGGCGGGCTGCCCGGCTTTCGGTGGAGAGGGCCATCGAACTGGTGCCTTGTATCCAGAACGCCAAGGACGCGGCCATCGTTGCGGCCGTGATGGTGGACAAGATGCAGCTCCTCAGCGGTGAGGCAACAAGCCGAGTGGAGAAGGTAGAGGTTAGCCAGGACAAGCTGGCGGAGATGCTGGCCTCGCTGCCGGTCCTCGAGGCTGAGGTGTTGTCGATTACCGGTCCACACGGGAGCGAGTCGGGACAAAAGGGGCCGGACGGATCGGGCGGATTGGACGGATCGGGGAGCGCTGCCGGGCTGGTCTCTGATACCGAATCAGAAGGCTTATACTACGCAGACAGGCAGCAGGACACCACTTTGGATGCCACTTGCGCCGTCGAGCCGGTCGAGGCCGCTGACCGGCCGGTCGATCAGGAGGGGGGGAGGGGGTCTGGATTTTCGGAGGCCCCCCCTATGACACCCACTGATTTGGGTGAGCAGAAAATTTTTGGCAAAGGGGCCTCTTCGTCGCAGGAGGCCGCTGAGGAGCTTTCAACTAACTAACCTATGGCTGACTCAAAAAATAAAAAAAACGCGGCGGTGGCCGCTGCTGTGACTCCGGAGGTGACGCCGGAGCCTGTGAAGGTGAAGGTGTATCGCCCGACTCCTAACCGCTACTTGGTGCAGGTGCAAATTCCTACGGGCGAGGCGGGCACGATGCGCGTGGCGCTGATGCGCGTGAAGGACAGCCGGTTCTACCGCCCTGGTGAGATGGTGCCTGCGATGCCTGGAGAGCGGGACATCTGGCTCCCTCTCAAACAACGCTTTGCCCCCCATATCGGAACTTTATGAAAAAAACAACAACCCTGTTTCAGTCTGCGGCTGTGAGCGTTGCGCTCTATCGCCGTTTTATTGAGCAAAAAAAAACAACCGCGAAAAAATGAAAATAACCACAGAGGACACAGAGAACACGGAGATGGAGTGGCGGGATGCTTCCGTGACGCTTCCTGACGATGGCGAGGCGGTCATCATCCACACGCTGGGGGGCGAGGTTTGGACGGGATTCCTTGATGGCGATGTCTGGCGCAATGTCGCTGGTCACCGCATCCACGAGGAGGAGCCGGTTTTGCATTGGATGCCGTTGCCGAATCCACCGAAGGAGGCGAAATGAAATCACGACTTATTGTCATCGACACGGAGACGGGGGGCTTTGACCCCTCGAAAAATGCGCTTCTTAGCGTGGCTGCGGTGGATTCCATGGATAACGAGGCGTTTACTGCGATTATCCGGCCGAATCCTGAGTGGCTTTGCGAGCCTGATGCGCTGGCGAAGAATGGCTTTACCCTTGATTTTCTGGAAAAAAACGGGCGGCCGGAGCGCGATGTGATGCAGGATCTGGCCCTCTGGCTTGGTGAGCGGCGCTACTCGGTGCTGGCTGGCTGCAATGTGGCGTTCGACCGCGACTTCCTGCGGGCGGCGTTTGCGCGGAATGAACTAACTTGGCCGATGGGCAAGATGGTGGACCTGCAAGCGACGGCGTGGCTGGCCTACGAGGTGGGGGCTCTCCCCCTGCCGGTGGGCAAGGATGGGCAGCCTCGGCTAAATCTGGACCATATCGCGGCGGCGCTGGGCTTCTCCCGCTCGGGCAAGACGCACAATGCGCTGGAGGATGCGCTGATGACGCTGGCGTGCTTTCACCGCCTGCGTCGGCGCGTGGAGATGGCACCGGAGACCATCACAGCATGAAAGAAATACCCTACAACGAGTTTCGGGCTCTGGTCAGAGACAATGGTTCCATGAAAGCGCTGCACAACTCCGATGCACGGGTGGGCGGAATTTCCATGCGGCAGGCGCTGCAAATGTCGGCGGCCTGCGACCGGTGGCTGGCCAGTCGGGGGCTCCGGACGGGGGGCGCTTGGGGAGAAAATAGAATGCAATTTGGAAAGAAAAAATAAGTATGTCAAACTGGATAAAAATGCGCAGCAACCTTTGGGATGATCCTCGGATCGCCAAGATTTGCGACATGACAAACAAGCCCGAGCGCGAGGTCATCGGCGGGCTGTATTGGATATGGTCAATGGCCGACGATCAGAGCACGGATGGACGCCTTGAAGGACTCTCCCTTGGAGCTATCGACCGCAAGACGGGCTTGAAAGGACTTGGAGCCGCCTTGGTAAAAATCGGTTGGATTTTAGAAAGTGAAGACGGAGTGGAGATTGCACGCTTCGATGAGCACAATGGAGCGTCTGCAAAGAGAAGGTCCACCGAGGCAAAGCGTATGCAGTTTGTTCGCAAACCGAAGGATTCTTGTGTGCAACCGATGCGAACGGAAAGCGAACACCATGCGAAGCTAGATAAGAATAGAATAGATAATACCCCTATAGTCCCCACGGGGGACATGGAGTTGGTCATGGAATGCGAACCAACACCGGAGCCAACGCATCCTGTCCTGACCCGATTCCGAAATCTCTTCAACCTTCGAGACTCGACACCTCTTGACTCCTCCTCCACCCGTGCTTGGGAGAAAAATAAAAAGGCGGCGGCGGCCGTGAGCGAAGACGATTGGCGCTACCTCGAATGGGCCTATCGGCAAAAAGAAGGCGCGGCGGCGCAGTTTCGCCGCAAGGACTTAGCTACTCTTTTGAATAACATCCTCACCGAAGTGAGCCGGGCGCGGGATTGGGCAGGGCGCAGCGGGGCGAGCGTGAGCGCGTCGGCTCCTGTCTCTACGGAACCCGCTGGATGGCGTGACCTTATCGAGACGGAATTTCCCGAAGTGAACCTCACCACTTGGGCGCTTCTCCCCGACAGCATGAAATCTTGGGTTCGTGAAAAACAACGCGAACTCGCAGCAGCATAATAAAAACCAACATGATAATCGAAACATTAGAAATTAAATCCACCGCCACGGAAGCCTCCTGTGTGGTGACGCGACACAATGAGGAGTCTGTAAATGACTTTCTCCGCTGGCAGGTCGGCACTTACGAGAGCCGCCCTATGGAGGATCCCATCTACACGCCGATGACGCACCCGGATGGCTCGCCGGTGGTGAGCGAGGACGGGGCCGAGCAATTCCGCTTACTCGGCTATGAGCAAAATCCGCGAGTGTGTTGCAAGGTCTTCCACCTTCTCGGCTTTGGATCCTCGCTCCGTAAGGCCACAGCCATGGCCGCTTCCCGTTTGCCAAAAAAATGAAAAACATCCTTCCCGAAAATCAAATCGCCGAAAAAGCCGTGGTCGGCGCGGCGATCACCGATGGCCGCACGGCGGATAGCGTGTTGGAGGCGCTGTCGCCCGAGCAGTTTGTGCTGCCAGCGCATCAGACGATCATGGGTATCATCGCCACTATGCGGCAGGCCGCCCGACCGGTGGACCTTATCCTGGTGACGACTGAGCTGGAGAAGGTAGGCCAGCTTGAGGAGTGTGGCGGCTATGCCTATGTGACTGAGCTGGTGCAGGAACTATCCATCACCATGAACTGGCGGCACTACGCTGCCGAGATGCTGGATGTGTGGAGACGCCGTGCCATGCGCAAAGCGGCCCTCGCCATGGCCGAGGCGGCAACCGACTATGCACTCACCACAGAGGATGCCCAAGAACGCTGCGAGCAGGCGCTCTACGCCCTCCGCGACCACTTGACAAGGGAAAACCCTGTCTCGCACTGCAAAAACGCCGTGCTGGCCGCCGTAGAGCATATCGAAAAAGTCTATCACACCCGAGGCGAGACCGTCGGCCTGGAGACCGGCATCCATGATCTGGACCGCTCGACCGGCGGATTCCTCGGCGGGCAGATGATCGTCATCGCCGCTCGCCCTGCCTGTGGTAAATCGGCGCTTGGCATGCAGATAGCCCTCCACGCGGCCATGCAAAATGCCGTGCCGACGCTGGTCTTTTCGGTGGAAATGCCCAGCTCGGAGCTGATGATTCGAGCGATCTGCTCCGAGGCAGGCTTGGACCTCCAGCGCTCACGCGACGGGTTTTTTGACGGTCGAGCCCTGGGGAATGTCTCGTCCGCAGCCACCCGACTGGTGCAGAGCAAGCTCTACCTCGACGACACGCCCGGCCTCACCGTGGCGCAATTCCGCAGCCGGGCGAGGCGGGCCAAGTCGCAGCACGGCCTCGGCCTCATTGTGGTCGATTACCTGCAATTCATGCACGGATCCTCCAAGCGGGCAGGCGAGAGCCGGGCGCTGGAAGTGAGCGAGATTTCCAAGGCGCTCAAGACCACGGCCAAGGAGCTGAACATCCCCATCATCGCCCTGGCGCAGCTCAACCGCGACGCCGACGAAGGCTCCAAGCCAAAGCTCTCAAACCTCCGCGAATCCGGCAGCATCGAGCAAGACGCTGACACCGTGCTGCTCATCCACCGCCTGGACAAAAACAAGAAAAAATCCGACGCCGACGATGAGCCGATAGATCACAACACCTTGCTCATTTTGGCAAAACAAAGAAACGGCCCGACGCCGGAGATCAAGATGAACTTCATCGGCCAGCACACGCTTTTCAAAAATGTGACCCAGAAGGCTTACAGCAACAACCAGAACGAAAGGCAGAAATAGAAAAACAACACCATGACCATCAGCCATAAATCCACACGCAATATCACGGAATATCATTTCCAACTCACCTCAGACATCGCCGCCCCAAAGTGTCCGGACACTTTGGGTAAAGTGGTGATTACCTTTGAGAACGGCAAATTTTCTCGGTGCGATTTTCCGTTTCGAGGCACCTATAACCGCGAGCAGTGGTCGATGCTGGCGGAAATCGAGAACGAAATTCACCGCATCGAGCTAAGTCTTTTGCGATGAGCGAATCGGTAAGCCGTGAGTGCCAGTCGGTGAGAGTCACGCGAGGAGGCCGCAGTCTGAACGGAATTTGCGCGGATGGCTCAAAACTAACGACCTCCCTCTGAATGGTCTCCACAAACCACGGATTCAGAGCCGGGGCGCGACGGATACGCGCATTCACCCTTTAACCCCATATAACACCAATAAATATGTCAATAGTATCTGATTCAGCGATAGCCTGCCCCGCCTGTCACCGCGAGTGGCAGGATCACCCTGGCGTTGCACATTGTTGCAAGCTCTCGGTCGAGCTGGCCGCCAACCTCCGCGCCATCCTCACCTATGTGAAACCACCGGAATACACCCGAGACATCGGCGAGCAGGAGGTTTTCTACGACCTCATGGAAAATGCCCGGCGCTTAATCGTGAAGGCGCGAACTTTTGAAAGTGAATTATGACCACAGAGGACACAGAGAACACGGAGAGGGAGAATGATTTGCAATGCGAACTTGCGGCGTGGGAGCTTTTGCGTGAGGCAACGCATAAATACGACAACCTCGCAACAGAGCATATGCTGACAATGAATAAACTCGCCGAAGAACGCGACGAGGCGGTAGCAGCGCGGAAAGCATCTGCTGCCGATTGGCTTTTGCAAGTAGAAAATGCTGACAGGCGCGTGTCTGAGGCTAAGAAAATGGCGGCGAGAGCTGTGCAGGATGCCGCTGCGCTGGCGGACAAATTGTCTGGATTGGAACTCCGTTCGACTGAGGAGCTGGCGAGGCTGGAGCAAGAACGCAATGAGGAGCGGGCTGTTGCCGACGAGTTGGCCAGCGTTGCTGCGCGTTGCCTTGGATGGCATGACCACGAATGTCCTGACGCGGCCATAAAAATCGCCGCCGCATTGAAGCGCTGGAAGAAAATGAGGAGGGAGCTATGACGCCAAACGAAATGCTTGCCATGATCGCGCAGCTACGGCGCGAGCGCAATGAGGCTTTGGCTCAAGTCAAAGAGTTAATTTATATTTCAGAACGCGCTATTGCGTTGGCTGAAATAGATTTTGAAAACGACAAGTTCGGCGTTGTATCTGAACTCCGGGATGATTTGGCAAAAATAAAGAAATCCAAATGAACTCCCTGCGCGACTACATCGCTTTCCGCCGGATCGACGCCACCCATGCGCTGAACCTCCTGCAAGATGCCGGGGTTATCTCCGACCTGTGCGTCACGGTCGATGATGTCGGCGATGCTGGCAAGGCCGTCGCCTGGTTGAGCCTGCATGAAAACGAACTGAAGCCTGCCCGCCCATGATCGAACAAACTCACAACCCCGTCGTTCCCCCCATCGCCGTGCTTGGGCGGACCCGTGATGGCCGTATTGCCATCGAGCATTTGGGCCAAAAATTAGCCGCTACCGAGGAGCAGTTTCTGGCTCTGCTGCGCGAGCGGGAAGAGCAAATCGCCCGCATGGTCGAAGACCCTTGGCGGTATGGCTGGCTGAATCCAGCCTGGGAGCGGGCGGATGCGGCTTATGCGGAGCTGCGTGAGAGATTCCCGAAGGGCGTCA